GACTTCCATGACTTTCTCTCTCTCTTTCTCGTTGGCGTCTCTCACCAACAAGAGTCATGATAGTCCCTTCCAACACCGAACGCAATATGTTTCGTGTTACAGTGTTGTTACAGTAATACGTCATGATGAATAGGGTAGCGAGAGCATAGGTGTTGTGCAAGCCTATGCTCTCGCAAAGCATAGGCCCGCCCCGAGCCTAGGCTTACATCGCACCTTGGTAGTTGCCCTCGCAAATATAAAGCACCCCTTACAAGTTGTGTGAACCCCCCCTACCATCCGGTGTTAAGCACCCCTAACACGAGTTGATCCCCCTTATGCGATGAAAGGAATCTTGATTTCTTTAGCGTCTGCCCTGAATTTTTGCCAAAGCCATTTGAGCAATGGATTCCTTTCTTCCCGGAAATTTTCCGATTTGACAAATGAGCACACACCCTGTACCCTGAACACATATGGACCTGCCTTCCCGTAGAATGTTGCAGGAAAGCCAAGCATTCTTGGATTCGATCAAGAAGTTCAACGAACCCAAAGCGGAACCAGAAACAGTTGAACCGCCCTCTACAGAGATAGAGGAAGTAGTTCTCCCCCCTGTAGGTTATAAAAACGGTCCGAAAGTAAGATTCTGGCCATCTCTTCAAGCAGACTTCAATCATGAGCTAGTCACGTTCATTGAAGTCTTTTTCAACAAATACAACACGCTTCCCAATAAAGCTGACTTCGAGCGGCAATTCTCTTACAAAGCTGACCTCCTACCAAAGACGCAGGAAGCTTGGGAGAACCTCCTTCTAGACCTGCAAGAACCTCTCATCAATCGTGGTGTGCGTCCATACGAAACTCCGCCACAGTATCTAGAGGCTAACTTCGTTCTAGCTGTGAACTTGATCGTCAACGTGTATGACAAGCGTACGATCCCTGCAAAGCTTAAAGATGCAAACTTGTCAAGTAAGCAGTGGACTTCCTTCCTGAGAGATGAAGCACACTACGCTTACTACAAGGAACAGCTAGACAAAATCTTCGACAATGACTTGCAGAATGACGCCAAGCTGGCTCTTCACAAGTTAGTTCAAGCCGGCGATTTGCAAGCCATTAAGCACTACCATGAACTACAGAACATCTACCGGCCGCAGCAGGATAACCAGAAGGTAGTTCTTGACACCCTCCGTGTTATCATGGATATCTTGTCTTTGCACGTGACTCCAGATGTCTTAGGACGGGTAGCTGCTGAGCTAAGGAAGGCAAATGTCATTGAAGCCAAAGCCTCCTGAAGAACCGTTCAGAAAGATTTGGACCGCAGACAAGATCAAATACTGGGGAGATATCCTTGGACCTCTGATCTACGAAGTCCAAGATGTTAGACAAGTTCCAGATGTGGATGCGTTTGACGTGATCTTCAAGGACCGAGCTACTATTCGTGTGAGCGGACAACAACTTGCAGCCGCAGAAAAGAGATGGCAGAATGTTAATTCCTAGAAGTGAATGGACCTCGATTGTACCACGGCCTTCAACGGCTGGAGAGAATACAATCGGGCTGACCTACTTCAAGTTCAAGCCGGAAGTGGAGTTCTTAACGCCTCAGAAGCCGCTGCTCTATGCGTACAGGAATCCGCACAAAGAACTGGAAATGATCCTGAAAGAGAACACCCACCAGACTGGCATCTCTGACGTGGATTACAACTACGCCATTGCAAGTAACATGGCTGGTATCTTTGTGTGCCGTGGCAAGCTAACTAAGTGTTCTCACACTGACAAGCTCAAAGTTCTCATGCTTCAAGGTACCACCGAGAAGCCGACGGACGTTCTCAAAAAGAACAAGCGAGACTTCCTAGAGGCGTGGAACAACGGGATGGAAGGTAACCCACTCGTTACAACGCCGCTTAGGCCGGGGATGAACAACGTTCACGTCTTTGGGCTAATCGAGTGGCTTTCAGAGCGCAGGTACTATTTCACACGGAATGACGGAGTTTACGGCCCTATGCTCCAGCGGGCAGTCTGTGAGTTCCAAGATGACAACAACCAAGAGATCAACGGTCTGTGGGATGAAAAGCTGATCCATTTCGTGGACTATGAAGGTGCGGAATTCATTCCCCTTCCTGTCTCGGATAAGCCCCCTGTAGGTGCTACCATCGACTCGATGATGGGTGTTGATGCCTAAGACTGACGAACCGTTTACCTTCGACCAAGTTGCCTTGCTAGCTGAGGAACTGTTACGAAGGGCTTCAATTTCTCCTGGGTTAAATGCCTACAAACCGCATCCATCCCAGGAGAAGTTTCATAGGTCTACAGCCAAAGAGAAGCTGTACATCGGAGGCAACAGGTCTGGAAAGACTGTAGCCACTGTGACAGAAGCCGTACAATGGCTGACGGGAGAACACAAATTCCGGACTGACATTCCTCCGCCACCGATTCGAGGTCGTGGTGTTGCAGTTGACATTGAGGATGGAATTAAGAAGATCATCCTCCCCGAGCTTGCAAAGTGGATGCCACAGTCGTACTTGTTGGATGGCTCCTGGGAGAAGAGTTACGACAAGCAAAGCCGTACGCTCACTCTCAACAACGGTTCGTTCATTGAGCTTATGTCTTATGAACAAGATGTGGAGAAGTTTGCCGGAACGAGCAGACACTTCACATTCTTTGATGAGGAACCGCCGGAAGATATCTACAATGAATGCCTGATGCGGCTGGTTGACACTGACGGATCGCACTGGATTTCAATGACTCCACTCATTGAAATGACATGGATTAAGGACAGAATCTATGATCCCTGGGCTGGGGGCGACACCAGTATCTATGTTCTCGAAGTCAACACCGAAGAGAATCCCCATATCTCAATTGAATCGCTTAACAGAATTACTAGGGGTTTGTCCTCCGAAGAGCGTGAAGCCAGGACAAAAGGAACATTCATTACTCATACTGGTCTGGTGTACGCCGGGGCGTTTTCAGCTAGGGATTATCTCGAAGGAGGCAATGTCCTTGACGACATTCTGAACCACAAGTTCAGAGAGTACACAGAACATTGGGGCCACTTCGCCTGCATGGATCACGGTTATGCCAATCCATGTGTCTTTCTATTCTGTTGCTTTGATGGAGACGGCAACATTATAGCGTACGACGAGATTTATGAGACAAGAAAGATCGTCAAAGAGATGTCCCAACTGTATAGACAGCGAGTTGAAACGCTCGGTGTCAGACCTATATACTGTGTCGGTGACCCATCCATCAGGAACACTAGTCCTATCACTAGAACCTCGATACAGACTGAATACATGGAACACGGAGTTCCAATCAGCCTCGGACACAATGACATTCGTGCCGGTATTACCCGTGTGCAAAACCGCTTCCAGAAAAAGCGGCTTTTCATCACCCGCCGATGTGAGCAGACTCTCAAAGAGATTGGATCTTATCGTTGGGACCGATTCGCTTCTTCCAAGATAGAAGCAAGACGGAACAAGAAAGAGACACCACTCAAACGGAACGATCACTGCATGGACGCTCTACGCTATGGCGTTATGAGTCGACCGGCATATGAAGAAGAACAAGAGGTACCTGTAGGTAACATCCTAGGGGTCGCAACAGCAGGAGCATACGACATTGACTACGAACTCATGTTCAACAACAAAGAACGAGAAGAAATAGTATGGTAGATGTTCTAACCAGACCGAACTTCCCTCCGTACGTCTGCCTACTGTGCGGAGCCGGATCAGGTCGTAAGTGGTTTGCTGATCTAGGTCTGCCAATCGAGAACTACTTCAATCCTGTCAACAATGGCGCTTGTTACGTCTGTGATGAGTGCTGGGATGGCCTGTCCGTAACAATCGCCCAAAAGGTTCAAGTCCTAATGGTAGGAACAGAACCGTGGCAAGGAAGGGTGGAGCCAACATACGACGACACTACAGATATAGAGGAAACGAATGATCGACCCGGAATTCCTGATCCGAGCGCAACAGGAACTGATCCTGTCGATGCAGGCGACGATCAAGATGCAGACCGAAGTGATGATGAGCCTGAATCAGACGATAGTGATCCAGAATCCGAATCGGTTCGGGAGTTTCGAGGATTCTTCGGAGGAAACCCAGGAGGAAATCCCTAGTCTGTTTGACCCAGTATTATTCCCAGACGACGACGATGAGGAGACAGAATAATGTCCGACCAACCCAAAGAGCACAAGGCTGAAAAGGCCCCCGATCCACTTCCGCCGACCATCAATGGTGCGGAAGATGCCGTTCAGGCGTATCTCCGGGAAGAGATTGACGAAGATGAGCTTCGCCAATACGCTGCCAAGTACAGCGTGGTTCCTGGTGAGCTAGTTCCGAACTTCAACCCGAAGTTTCGGCCCGACGCTGCATTCAAGCGCAAGATTCCCAATGACCTGCTCTACGCAGTAGGTACAGAAGAGAATCCCTTGAAGGATCAGAAGCCCGATACTCTGGAGAATCGTCTCGCAGCCGTAGACGAGAAGCAGAAGGAGCGGGAAGAAGCTACGAAGGAAGATGAGAAGCGGAAGGCCAAGACTCCCGCAACTGATCCCAGCCACACTCTCCCGCCAAAGAGCACGGACAAGTAAATGATTGTTGTTGCAGGCTCTGCTGATGCACACCTGATTGAGAAATGGGATAGCAACTTAAAAGCCTGTCAACAACAACGTCTCACGTTCGAGAAGCAGTGGCACGAGAATATGTCGTTCTATTTCGGACGACAGTGGATTACAACCTCCAAGAGCCAAAACGGCGGCTTTTCAATGTCGGAGATGCCTCCGACTGATAGCTGGCGTGTTCGGCACACTGCTAACCGGATTCTCAGAATCATCCGTACGGAAGTGACAAAGCTCACAAAGGAAGAACCGCAGTTCTTTTGTGTGCCTGATTCGACGGAAGAGTCTGACCGCTTGGCAGCAATGGCAGGTGATTCCATCGCAGAATACTTGCTCAAAACGAAGCATTTTAACCGGAGACGGTTGGAGGCTACGTTTTGGGCATGTATCTGCGGAAGCGGATTCATCAAGAACTACTACGATCCCAACAAACTAGAACAAGACGGACAACCAGGAAAGATCGACTTTGAAGCGGTAACCACCTTTCATACCTTTGTACCAAACCTACAGTGTACAGAGATTGAAGATGAACCGTACATGATCCACGCTCGTACGCTGAACCCAGAAGATGTCTATACCACTTATGGAGTGGAACTTGAAGCAGGCACGGATTCCAGCTCGACCGTCATTGACAGCCGCTTTCTCTCGTCTATTGGAATTAAGCAGAGCAAGCAACAGGCTACAAAGCAGTGCTACGTCAAGGAAGTCTACGTCAAGCCGTGTAAAGATTTCCCGAACGGCTCAATGTTCGTCTACGGAGAGGGCAAAATCCTCTACGTATTCGAGGCTCCAGAAATCCCGGAGGGTTTACCTGGTGGAATGCCAGAGCAAATGGCCGGGGATATGGGAGCGGAAATGGGAGGCCCGCCCTCTATCGAAGGGATAATGGCCCAGCTACAAGGTAGCGGTCCACAAATGCCCCAGCGGCCCCCTGTAGGTTTTCCTGGTATGCCTCCAACTCAGGAACAACCTGTAGAAGATTCATCAGAAATCACGGCTCCAAAGTCTGATGAAGCAGGAATGAAGAGCTACAACCATGAGTTCCCGTATCGTCATGGTCATTTCCCATTCGTAAAGATCGACCACATCCCTACAGGGATGTTCTACGGTGAGTCCGTAATCAAGTCTCTGATCGGGCCACAGAAAGAGTACAATAAAACTCGCTCTATTATGTTGGAGAGCAGGAACCTAGCTGGGAAACCTCAGTGGTGGTACACTGCCGGTGCATTCGACACTCGTAAGTGGAATGCTAAGCCCGGTCTACTTCTGGCTGTGCAAATGGGGTTTGATCCCCCCAAGCCCCTAGAGCAGCCAGAACTATCTCCCAGCGTAAGTAATGACCTGGATATTGTCGTTAGAGATATGGATGACATTTCGTCTCAGTACGAAGTCTCTAAGGGAAGGACTCCCCCAGGTGTTGAAGCTGCTTCAGCTATTGCTTACCTCTCTGAAGAGAACGATACTATTCTGTATCACACCGTACAGTCCATAGAGAATGCTGTGCAAGAAACTGGCGTGCAGGTTCTTGCAAATGTGCATGACTATTGGCCTGAGGACAGAATCGTTCGTATGACTTCCAAGAACCAGGCAATGGAAGTTCGTGAATTCAAGTCAACTGATCTCAACCCGAGAATGGACTTCCGGGTTGAATCGGGTTCGATGGCTCCCAGGTCTGTAGCGGCAAAACAGGCATTCATCACTGAGTTGATGAAGATGGGAGCCATCGAACCCACAAAGGCTTTGCGTTACTTGCAAATGTCTGAGACAGACAAGATGTACGATGAGCTAATGCTAGATGCACGTCAAGCTCAACGTGAAAACGTCACAATGTCTCACGGCCAACCTCTATACAAACCGGACACAACTACACAACAGCAAATTGACCCGATGACTGGTATGCCTACTCCGTCGTACAAGCAAGACGTTATGCGTGATCCAATGACTGGAGAACCGCAGATTGATCCCCAGACCGGACAGCCGCAAACTTACAACGTCACTGTTAACCCGTACGATGCACATGAAACTCACGTTGAGGAACATGAGTCATACCAAAAGAGTCAAGAATACGAATTCCTCACGCCTGATATCCAGGCAATCATCCAGCAACACGTAGATGAACACAAGATGGAACTGCTGAAAGAGCGGAACGCAGCACAAGCTGACGATATTGCTAAGCAGGGAACGTCTGAGACACAAAGTCCCAGAACTGCACCTGAAGAAGCACCACCACCACCCGATCAAGGAAGTACAGAAAGTGGACCCAGCGGCAATTAGCTTCGGGGGTTCTGATAACGGAGACTCTTCCGATATCGAACCTAGCCAAGCTGAACCCCAAGAGGATCTATCCCTAGCATCACCATTCCTGGCCAAGATTCCTGCACAAGATCGTGAGGTTGTTGGCAGGTATGTTAAGGATTGGGATGCAGGAGTTACAAAGAAGTTTCAGGACTATTCTGGAAGGCTAAAGCCTTACGAGAACCTCGGAGTTCCCATCGAGGAACTTCAGAAGTATATCAACCTGGCCCGCAATTTCCAGGCTGATCCTGAAAATGTCTTCCGTATCATGTGGAACGGTCTACAGGAACAGTACGGTGATGGATTCGATCAAGAACTAGCTCGCATTCTGCAATTGGAGGCAGAGGAAATGTCAGATGACCAAGAGTTCTACGCAGGTGGAGACTACGAAGAACCAGACCCAAACGAAATCTTCCAGCAGAACGTTTCTCAGGAGCTAGAAGAGTTTCGTGAGTGGCGTCAGAACCTAGAAGCTCAGCAGCAATCTGCTGAGGAAAATGCACAACTTGACAACGTGCTTGACATGATGCATAATAGGTTCGGTGACTTCGATGACAACTGGGTTCTAGTCCGGCTAGCTGAGCACGGTAACGTGCAACAAGCAATGCAGGAGTGGAAGCAGATGTTAGGCAAATACAATCAGACTGGTGCACAAAGACAAGCCCCAAGAGTCTTGGGGGGTCAGGGTGGTGTACCAGTGGATCAGGTGAACGCCAAAAAACTGAGAGGGCAAGATCGGCGCAATGCCGTAATGGCAGCACTAGAAGGACTTGGAGAATAATGTCCGCAACCCTGGCCACAGTTTCCGCTATCCTCAAGGAAATCTATGAGGGTAACGTAAACGATCAGCTCCCAAGTGAGCGCCTTACCATGAAGCGCATTGAGCGTACCGCAGAAGGTACTGCAACAGATGCGGTTGGTGGTAAGTACGTCACTTTCCCCGTTCGTATCTCCCGTAACGCCGGTATCTCATACCGTGGTGAGAACGTTCAACTAGCTCCGGCTGGCCGTCAAGGTCTGAAGCCGGCGCAAGAAGGTCTGAAGTACGGATACGGTCGTGTTCGTCTTTCAGGTCCGCTCATTGCCTTGGCAGAATCCAATCGCCAATCATTCACGTCCGCAATGGACATGGAAATGGATGGCTTGAAGGACGACATTGCCAAGGATGAGAACCGGGTGGTTTACGGGCACATTGATGCCGCAGTTGCCTCCGGTATCAAGGCAAAGGTCGCCTCGCCTTCAACTGGTACCACAATCACGGTTGACTCAACTAACCATCTCGACGTTGGAATGGTTATCGACGTTTCAGCCGCTGGAACTCCGGTTTCAGGTGGTGGCGGAAAGGTCATCCAGGCAATCCTGACCTCAACTACTTTCACGGTTGATACCGCTGTTGCTGGCGCAGTTGCCGGTAACTATGTGTCCCGTGTTGGTGACTACGATCAGGAGCCGATGGGTCTTAACAAGATCATTGACGCAACTGGTACGGTTCACACTCTGGACCCGGCTACTACGTCAAAGTGGGCTTCCTACGAGGATTCCACCACGGCAACTCTCACTGAGTTGGCAATGATTAAGGCAATGGATGAAATCCGCCGTGCAGGTGGAAAGATTCCGTCCGCCATTTTCTGTTCGCTCGGTGTTCGCCGTTCGTACTGGAACATCCTCACTTCCCTCCGTCGGTACAACGAGCCAAAGACCTTTGATGGTGGTCTCACTGGTCTTTCGTTCATGTACGGTGAAAAGGATTTGCCTGTTGTGGCCGATCCTGATTGCCCGGACAAGAACATGTTCTTCATCACCGAATCTGAAATCAAGATTTGGCGTGACAAGGACTGGTACTGGGAAGATCGGGCCGGTTCTGTTCTTCAGTGGATCACGGACTACGATGCGTTCGAGGCCATGATGAAGCAGTATTGGCAGATCGGTACGCACCAGCGTAACGCTCACGGCAAGCTGACCAACATCACTGAAATCTAGTCCGCCGCTAGTTTCAGCAGACGGTATCGAACCCCTCTTACCTAGTCCGCAGGTAGGAGGGGTTTGTGCCGTTTCTTTAGGAAGTTGGTTCAATGCCCCCAGTTCCGAGTCTCGTTCAGGACACGGTTAGCTACGACTTCAGAAACCATTACGCAGATCAGAACCTAAAGCTGACTCTGCTCAATGGTTCGGTACTCGATATCTGGGGCACTGTTTTCGTAAACGGTAATCCTCTTGCTCTTATTGGCTCGCTTCCAATCGCCACACAGGCTGAGGCGGAAGCTGGAGTAGATAACAGCAAAGTAATGACTCCGCTTCGTGTGAAGCAGGCTGTCATTGTTCAAGCTCTTCCAGCAGTTACTGCCACAAGTCCTGGCGGAACTGCTACCTTCCTTCGTGCAGATGGTACTTGGGCTACTCCCCCAGGTGCTGGTGGAGTAGTTGACGGAGACAAAGGTGATATCATTGTCTCTGCCTCTGGTGCAACGTGGATGTTTGATCCCACGATTGTTACAGCGGCTGCAAAGACTCTATTAGACGACGTTTCTATCGCTGCAATGCGGAGCACGTTAGATGTTGCAGGTTATGCAGCATCCGGCTTTTCTACTACTGGCCCAGGTCAAGCTGATCGTTTCATCATTAGTGGCTCTTTAACCCCAGCAGCTAATAACCATGCCACATCAAAGTCATACGTAGACTCCCAATTAGCGACAGCGCTTGGATTATATCTGCCAACAGCTGGTGGAACTTTGACAGGTAGTCTAGTCCTACAGGCTCCTGCCCAGTTACAAGGTTCGGCCGATCTTGCGCTGACAACGGTTGGTCCTGGTAACTTGTTGAAGTTGATGACCAACGGCTCTACGAGAGTCTTTGTTGGTGACACTGCTATCTCCGTCACTAAGCCGTTCTACTTAGCTGCTGATCCCATTGATCCTACAGAAGCGGCTACGAAGCAGTACATTGATGCAGTAGTTGCTCTATTCACTTCAACAACGAAAGGTACAGTTCCTGCCTCTGGTGGGGGAACAACTAACTTTCTAAGAGCGGATGGTACTTGGGCAGTTCCATCTGGAAGTGGTGGTGGATCACTAACAGATGGTGATAAGACTGACATTACTGTGTCAGGGGCTGGCGCAATCTGGACTATCGACAACAGTGTTGTAACTAATGCCAAGATGGCTAATATGGTTGCCAGCACTATTAAGGGTCGTGGTGCAGGTTCTACTGGTGCTCCCCAGGATTTAACTCCTGCACAAGCCAGAACTATCCTTGCTTCTGATTCCGGTGGTGGGACAACTAATTTCTTTGCAGCTGATGGAACCTGGGCAACTCCAGCGGGAGGCGGAGCTGGTGTTACGGACGGTGACAAAGGTGATATTGTCGTTTCTGCTAGCGGTGCTACTTGGATGTTTGATAGTGGTGTGGTTACACCTGCTGCCAAAACTATTCTGGACGACACATCAATAGCAGCAATCAAGACCACTCTTGGTCTAGACCTAGTATCAAATACAGCTGATTCTTCAAAGCCAGTTTCAACTGCACAAGCTGCTGCGGATGCATTAAGAGTGCTTAAGTCCGGGGACACCATGACTGGTGACCTTATTGGTACTACTTTTGTTGCTGACGGTATTCAAGCTAAGTCCTACTTGCAGATGAAGGGCAATGGCAACATTATCTACTGGACGGATGCTGGTGGCGCAACCATCTACAGTACAATTCAGGGAACCTCACAGGGCTGGTTCTTCGATATTGGTAATAATGGTATTGATTTCCAATTTACCGATACTGGCATTATTTCTGGACTCACTGTCCAAGCTCCTACAGTTTTACTGACTGCTGCACCATCAGCCGCTAACCATGCAACTCGTAAGGATTACGTTGATAACCGTCGTTATCCGTCAGTCCGAACAGTTGCAACTACAACTTACACACTAGCTCAAACAGACGAACCGCAGTTGGTTCAATTCACAGCCGGTACAGCTGTGACTTTCACTATCCCAACTAACGCTACAGTAAACTGGCCTGTGGGTGCTACTGTTGACTTCTATCAGTCTGGTGCTGGTAAAGTTACTGTGGCCCCTGCTGGTGGGGTTACAATTCAAGGCACTCCCTCACTAGGACTACGAGCGCAATACTCTGCTGCCACCCTAGTTAAAGTTGCTACAGACACTTGGCTCCTAATGGGAGACTTGGGTTAATGCCGGTTACTGTTGGTATAGCAGCATCAGGTCATGGTCCCGATCCAGGTGTTCCAGGTACAATTCCCGACATAGAATGTTGGTACGATTTCTCAGATACAGCCAGCCTAACGCTAGTTTCCACAACCCACATTTCGGTAGCTCTTGATAAGTCTGGTAACGGATACCATGCAAGGATGGGTACGGATGCTAACCGTCCAATCCTGACAGCAGACCTCATCAAAGTAGGGAAGAACGCAGCAAACTTCCTGAACTGCTACATGAACATAGATACTGCGCCTGGTCCACTTGCTTCTACCAAGCCATTCAGTATCTTTGCAGCAGTGAAATTGACTGCCACGCTATCTTACCGAGATATCTTCGGAGGTAGCATTGGTGGGAACATCGTCTACCGGATGAACAATGCTCACAAGCATTCTCTAGTTAAGAACCAAGTCGTCGAAATCGGAGTAGGAACAACCGCACTGGCTACAGTC